AAGTCAAACAGGTCAGCCTCTGCATATGGGTTGGCAATCTCGTATGGCACGCCACCAGACATAAGTGTGCCGCCCTGCGTGTGAAAACGGATATAGCCAGGGCTTAACTCGATCACCATGGTTTGAGTTGTCGAATATGTGAATGGGATCAAGCGCGTTTTCTTGGTGCTGTCTTTGACCTCACGCACAAACGCAAAGCCTGGTCGGTTCTCTGCTGGTCCTTGTGGCGTAGCAACAAAGTTCTTCATCGTGGCCGCGCCGGTTTGATATTTCACATCATCGATGCGACCAAACATCTCTGGCGACATCTCGCCGCCAGCAAACGAGCGTTGCAGTGTGCGTACATTCGGCATGCTTATCTCCCAGCAATCCAGGACACAATGTGCTCTGGTGCAATTTTGCGTGAGTTGGAGTCAGCCTCCATGGCTTTGCCCAGGTACAGATTCATCATAGTGATGCATCGCTTGCCCTCTGCCGCGCCCTGGTCACCTTTGATTACTGGACCAGCCAGCATCGATGCCAGGTGCCACGATAGAGTTACTGTGAACAGTGGTGAAAACTTGGTAGCGTCTGTGATCTTTGCGTGGTATCTAAGCACGGCCTGCTGTTGATTGGTCAGAATAATTTCTGATCCATCAGCGGCCACCTCGACTGCAAACTTTTGCGGCACATACTGGCCAGCGGCCACAGACGGCGAATAGTTGGTGTAAAAGTCCGGGTAAGTTTCCGGCGTGAATGTGGTGCTGTAGTCATCTCGGGCCTCGGGCGGCAACACAGAGATGATGTCATGCGCATCAGCAGGCATGGCATAAGCGTACTGCCACATCGGCCAGGTGTTCTCAACCTCCGCACCGTATGCGCGTTTGGTCGCAAATGACCAACTGTGCATCTCGAGCAAAGTGTCTCGTGCGATTGGATAAAAGCGTTGGCAGTGTTCTGCCTGCGCTGATCCTTCAGGCGGATCAATACTTGCGATGGTGGCGTTGTCGCCGAGGTGCGCCAGCGCAAGGTTACAAATGTCGACAACTGATGCCATCATGGCCTCCTAATGTAAAAAGGGGACCGTGGTTTCCCAACGGCCCCCCGTGACTTACGGCTTCCAATCAGGAAGGATTACACGGAGCCTTCAACCGACTCGCGCTTCGCCTTAGGCGTCCACTTCTTTGCAGATGTGTCGGCCTTCGTTTCGTTGCCTTCGTCGTCCACTGGAACCAAAGCGGCTCCAGCAGGACCATCATAGTCAACAATTTCGCCCTCATTACGAAGACCATTGTTGATGAAGCAGGGCGCGATTACTCGGTATTTAGGCATGTGCAATTCTCCTTATCAGACTACGGTAAAGCCAGAAGCGTAGAACTTCTTGCCGTCTTGAACATCCGTCACGATGTCAGCAGTTACCTTACCAGCGGAATTGGTACCAGAGACAGTGTAACGAGCGCCAAGATAGCGTTTGCCGAGGGATGCAATTTGCGGGTTCAAACGCACGGCAACATTAGTGCCTAGCGGAAGACTTGCCGTAACGATTGCACCAGAAGCACCGATAACAACCACATTGCTCGAAAGCGCGGCGTTGTCAGCGATGATCACTTCGAAGTTGGTAGAAGTACCACCAGCGAAGGCTTCGGTCATTGCAAAGTTCATGTAAAGGTCACCACCTTCACCCATGTCGCGAGCGACAGACAAGTCGACAGTATCAGTCGACACGGCAGTCGTAGTCACGGCTTGGTCAGTGGAGACGCGGAGCAGTTTATCGGTAATCATGGTTTTGTTCCTTTCAGTGTTTAATGGACCAATTAAGAAATGGCCGCTTCGGTATTGAGCAATGCGTCAACACGACGGAGCGGAACGCCGAGGAACGACAGCCAAGAGTAAGGCATACCGAACTGGCTCAAGCCTTCGTTGATCTTCAAGACATATTGACTCTTGTCCAATGCCGCAATCGACAAGCCAGAGTGAACAGTGCGGTTCATGTAGAACGCGGCACGGCCCATAGCCATGTTAGGAATGCGGTACAGAGCACGAGCCATCAGTTTGATGATCGCGGTTGCGGCACTAGAAGCCTGGGTACCAGTCTGAGCAATCAAGTCGGACACATCGATGTTTGCGATGCGCACAACATAACGCCAGTCTTTAACGACCAAGCCATTCTTCCACTGGTAACGAGTTGCCAATGCTTGCATGCGAGTGCCGTCACTGTTGTAAACGGTTTGCTCGCCGAGGTCTTCGTGAATCAGACCGGCTTTGGAACCCTTAGGGAATGGGCAATACACAGTGTTGTCGCCCCACACAACGAGGTAAATCGAAGTGTTGTCAGAGCCAGATCCACCAGCCTTCAGAATGTTCTGACCGTTGGCGGCAGTGCTGTCGCTGTAGCGAGCGGCAAGGCCCAAGAACTGCTTGGGATCAACACCAGGGTTGCCGTAGAACAGCGTGGTTGCCTGGGTTTGGTTCATCGCTTCCAAGAAAGCGGTGTCTTCAGACAGGCGGAACTGAGCGGTGTTGCCGTTCAGCATAGCCAAGTCTTTGTCCACTTCAGAGCGGGCTTCCAAGATTCCGCAAGCCTCGTCCACTTGTGCAGTGGTTGATTTGCTTGAAGGAATACCTTGGTTCAGCGCACGCCAGTAGACAGTGGGCAGACCAGTACGAATCACAACGCGTTCGCCGGTAGGCAAGTTGCCTTCCTTAAACACGCAGTCTTCGAGGATCTCGTTGCTCTGCGAAAGCAGTTCTGCAACGACGGGAACTCGACCGTCCGGGTCGACGCGTTTCGCCCAATCGGCGAGGGTGAGAGAGTTGTTCGACAAAGTAGCCATTTTGGACTCCTATTAAGTTTGCTGATTTGAATAAAGCGCGGATGCTAGATCGTTGAAACCTTTGGGGCCAGACTTCTGACCACCTCTAGTGCCACCGACAAAGCGGTCCTCACTGATTGCTTTGCCTGCCCTGTACATCAATCGGATCATCTCCGGGTGATTGCCCAGGCCAGACTCGTTTAACAACTTGCGCAGTTCTGGCGTACCAAATGAGTCGAGAGCCTTCTTTGCCACGACCAGGTTATCGTTGAGTTTGTCACCCCCGAATTCCTTGTCGGTGCGAGCGTTCTCAGCCCACTCGTTGCGCACATTTTCCAGTGCCTGCATCTGACGCTCCAAGATCTTTGGTGCGACTTTGTCCAGCACTTTCTGCGCGGCATCTTGTGGCAGATCCAATTCCTTGGCGATTTCCGAGAATGATTTCATCACCTCAGGGTCGAACTCTCGGCCTTCTTGTGCTTTGAATTCATACGCTTCCGGGGCACCTTGTTTGGTGTCACCGGCCTTGTCGCCTTCGGCATTGCCAGTGTCCTGACCATCCTGGCCAGCCTGCTGGTTCTGCGTACTATCAGCCTGTTGTTGCGCCGCCTGTTGCTCACCCCCCGTCGGTTGTGTGCTCGAGGCGTCTTGCGATGCGGGCGTGCCTTCAGTGGTCGTTGCGGCTTGATCCGTCATCAGCGATTCTGTCATTGGATTGCTCCTTTACCATTTGTGGATATAACTCAGGGCACAGAGAGTGAATCATCGCGAGCATGCGATTGCCGAAGTTCCTGTTACCTTCTGCGAATGCCATCTGCATCGAGTTGGTATTGAACGACAGCCGGAACACGCCGGATTGGTCCATAAGACGCCACACTACACGGCGCCCCCTCTTACTACCCATGAGCCACTTGATATCGGCCTCCTCGTTTTCGCGGGCTAGTTTCTCGCGTACATCCTTCTCGGATTTAGCACGCTCTTGCCCACGCAAATCGATCGGGTCAAATTCTTTGCTCATGGCGTCAATCTATCTATGGCACATGTGGATACGGGTACCGTCATGCGGCAACTTCATGCACTGCCAAATACGCCGATGGCGTAGCCGGTCTTGCCGGTGAGGCGCTTACCGGGTTGTATTGGAATGTGACTTGCGCATTGTCGGTCATCCACATGACCTGAATGTACTGGCCAGCGGCCATTGGGCCAAAGTAACTGCGCTCTACAACTACCGCCCCAGACAAGCCGCCATGGCTTGATGGCACGCTGTACCTGGTCAGGCTGTTTGGAATGTCAACGCCATTGATCCTGCCCCATATCCAGAAGTTGTGAGCCTGGCTGTCAGCGTTTTCAATTTGTGCCGTCAGTGTGAATGAGAACTTGCCAGCACGATCGAATGTGACTTTGTTCGTGTCAACTATGCGCACGCCCTGCTCAATAACTGGGGTGTCAAATCGAATTGGGTTGGCAGTATTAATGCTGGCAGATTGGTCGTTCAGGTCATAGAACAAACCATAATTTGATGCTCTGGACCAATAGAACTCAGATCCATCTGGATCTTTAACGCCAATTATGTCTTCAGTTGTGTCGTCGTACAGCCAAGGCGCACCCTGGTATTTTTGGCGTGCCATTATTTTTTGTCCTTGTCTTTACCGTACAACTTCTCAGCGGCAGACTCTTTAAAGTCTTTCCTGGTAGGCGCACCTTCTTCGCCAGGCTTGCGCATGCGCTCACCTGATCCCTGCTCGATGCGTTTTCTTTTTGCGTGGATATTGGCCCACAAGCCCGGTCCTGGCATGGCCTACCCCTTTTTCTTTTCTTTGGCTGGGTACATCTTTTCAGCCATTTGAGAAAAGTCACGGCCCACAGACTGAGGCACATCCACCTTCTTGGCGAACTCCTTGTTGTGGGCTACAGCCTGCATGCTT